AGACAAAGCAAGGAAGAAACGGGATGATGAATCATGGCAACGCAGGGAGGAAGAAAGGCTACTAAAGGAAAGGCAGGCATACCTACTAGCGACTATCCTATTCCTCCTATATATGTGGTTGCTCCTAGGGCTCTTGAACAAGACTGGGGAATAGTGATGGGTTGGGTTGCAGCTTGTGTTCTTGTAGTATTGTTGCTGCCGCTGATTGGAATGTTGTATTTAGACGTACTGCAAACCAAAAAGGAAGCGCAGCAGCAGATTGAAAAGATGGAAAAATTACGCAGAGAAGTTGAAAAGGAAAAACGAAATGATTCCAATAGTCGCATCACTCCTAGGTAGTCTCGCCGAAAACGGTCTTACATTACTTAGTAGCGCTATTCAAGCCAAAGGCAAGGAAGTGGTTGAGAAAACGCTGGGTGTAAAGATACCCGATAACCCGACTGCAGAAGACGTAAGTAACTTGCGGCAGTTGCAGTTTGAGCACGAAGAGCGGCTACTTGAGCTAGGCATCGAGAAAGCCAAGATGGAGTTGGCTGAGCTTGAGCTGTTGGCTAAAGCCGCGCAAAGTGATGCTGAGAATATTACAGACCGCTGGCAGGCAGATATGTCATCCGATTCTTGGCTGTCAAAGAATATCCGACCAATGAGTCTCATAGCCATTTTCATTATGTATTCTGTGTTTGCCATGATGTCTGCTTATGGCCATAACGCAAATGAGTCTTATGTCACGTTGCTAGGCAACTGGGGAATGCTGATCATGGGTGCTTACTTTGGTGGGCGCACGGTTGAGAAAATTGCAGATATGAGGAAGAAATGAGCTTAAACACTGAACAAGCCGCATTCCTGTTGGACATGTGCAAACTGATCCAGTACGCCACCGACCAAGGCTTCTTAGTCACTGGCGGGGAACTTGCCCGTACTCCAGAGCAGCAAGCCATCTATTTTAAGACGGGGCGCTCAAAGACCATGAACAGCATCCACCTCAAACGCTGCGCCATGGATTTAAACTTTTTCAAAGACGGAAAGATCATCTGGAACAAAGAAATCCTTGCTCCTCTAGGAGCGCACTGGGAGACTTTGCATCCAAAAAACCGCTGGGGCGGCAACTTTAAGTCCCTCGTTGATTGCCCTCACTTTGAACGCAACACTTGAAGTTATAATGAGATAGATTTTTAAGGAGCCTCAGGATGGCAACCGCTGCAGTAATGACGTATAGTTCACTTGTAGCTGATATCGAGTCGTACCTAGAGCGTAATGACGCTTCGACTGTTGATAAAATACCGACCTTTATTATGCTTGCTGAGCAGATAATATCAGCTCAAATAAAATTTCTAGGTAACCTCACTGTTGTGACAAGCCAGATGGTTATAGGGGTTGCTACGTTGGACAAACCCGCTAGGTGGCGTAAAACCGTATCCATGAACGTTACGGTTGCTGGTGAGCGACAGCCTGTTTTGCTTCGTAAATATGAGTATCTGCGCGAGTACTGGCCAAATCCTACGAGTACAGACGCACCCGTGTTTTACTGCGACTATGACTACACACATTGGCTAATCGCGCCTACACCCGATGCGGCTTACAACTATGAAGTGCTTTACTATGAGCGTCCTCAACCCCTAGATTCATCAAATGAGTCTAACTGGTTTACACAGTATGCGCCTCAAGCCTTACTGTACGGGTCGTTGTTACAGGCAATGCCGTTCTTAAAAAACGATGCCAGAACAGCGATGTGGCAGCAACAGTACGATCTTATCATGGCTACGCTCAAAGCGGAAGACCAAACTAGGATAGCCGATCGTCAAGCAATAGCGGTGGACTCATGAGCTTTATTAGCCCTTTTACTGGCAACGTAATACAACCTACCGATGTATCGTATAGATCGATAGCGTTAACTGCAGACACGACTTTGTCGTGGCCAATCAACGGTAGCGCCACCGACAATGCCGCAGCGAGGATCATGGAGGTCACACCTGCTAGTGCAAGTCTGTCTTTGTACATGCCACCAGCAGATCAAACCTCTGTTGGTCAGGATGCCCTTATACGAAACTTAGGCGCGGTGGCTTTTGTTGTAAAAGGCTATACCGGTGCAACGATCTTGTCAATCGCTGCGGGCGAAGCTCAGTATATTTACGTTACAGCAAACCCGACAAGCGCAGGAACGTGGGGAGTAATAGCTTACGGCATTGGTTCTTCAGCCTCAACCTCTGCCACTCTTGCAGGTTATGGTTTGGTTGCCCTTGGGGCTACGCTCAACCAATCTCAAGACGTTTCAACTTTCAGCTCTACTATAACTGTAACTTCCACGTATCGGGCTGGACTTTATGCGTGGACAGGCGGCGCGGGAACCGTAAATTTAAGCTCATCTAGTAGCCTAGGCAATAACTTTCTTGTCTCTATTCGTAACTCTGGCACGGGAACGCTAACAATAGCTTGCGCTTCAGGTGACGTTATCAACGGCTCGGCGAGTTTAACGATGGCGCCAGGAGATTCATGCATTGTCAGCTGCTCAGGTTTAGCGTTTTATACTGTAGGGTTAGGTAGAAACACGCAGTTTAATTTTACAATTTTGACTAAAGCAGTCGTCTCTGGGTCTTATACGCTAACCAGCTCTGAAGCCTCTAATGTCATCCAAAAGTATACAGGAACTTTAACAGGTAACGTCACCATCGTTGTACCTCCTACAGTTCAAGTCTATTTTGTTGAGAACGCTACAACCACCTCTAGCGGCTACACAGTAACGATAACCACGGGTATATCTGGTGGCGTGTCAGCAGCGATAACTGCAGCTAATCAAGCTACGTTGATCTGTGATTCAGTCAATATACTTAACGCAAACACCGTGCTAGCGGGTTATGCTAACATACAAATCCCAGATGGCACAGTAGCTTCCCCAGGACTTAATTTTGTAAGTGAGATTACAACAGGTATTTATAGGGCAGGTTCAGGGCAGTTTGCGATAGCAGTTTTAGGAGTTAACCTGCTGACGTTAACAGCTACAGGGTTAACTATTGCAGGCACAGGTACTTTCACAGGGGGTGTCTCTGGGGGTACGTTCTAATGACCCAGAAGGTTTTTACCCTAGACACAAAACCAGGAATCCAACGGGACGGTACGGTTTTTGATAAAGAGTTTTACTCCGATGGGCGCTGGGTTCGGTTTCAGCGCGGTCGTCCTAGGAAGATGTTAGGGTATAGGTTAATCTCTGACGGGTTGCAGGGTCCGTCTAGAGGTATGTGGATGAACCCTAATGACGGTATCAACCGTATTTTTAGCGGTTACGACGCGGGACTACAAGAACTAACGATTGACAATAACGGCATCGGTGCTGGGGTTACAGACTTTACGCTGAGCAACTTTACGTCCTCTGTAAACAACCTGTGGCAGTTTGATGGGTACTACAACTCCACAGGCGGTGTAGGAACCATTATCGCGCATCCTGGCCAAAACTTAACCAATATCGACAGTACACAAGACACTCCAGTATTGTCTGGTAGTATCACAGGCACAGCCCTATCTCAAGTAGGTATATTTACTGCAACTGCAACTACCGTCAACACGAGCGCAACTATCACACTTGCTGCGTCAAATCCCCTTATTAGCGCAGGGCAGACCATTTCTGGCGCGGGCATTCAAGCGGGAACAACCGTGGTGTCTGTTGTTACCACTACCGTGGTCATGTCCTTGCCAGCCACTGCAAGTGCTACGGTGACTCTGACATTTAACAACAACGTCTCGGTGTCGGGCGGCTGCGTATCTTTGCACCCCTACTTGTTTGTTTACGGAAACAACGGACTGATACGAAATAACTCTGCCAACGACTTAGAGGATTGGGTGTCGGCTGATGCTAACGAAACCAACGTAGCAACGACAAAGATCGTGCAGGGGTTGCCCGTTCGCGGCGGCTCAAATGCACCGTCTGGGTTGTTTTGGAGCCTCGACTCGCTTATCCGCGTGTCTTTTATCGGCGGTGTTGGAACCCCAGCTCAGTACTGGCGTTACGATATTGTCACTGCACAGTCCTCAATTTTATCTAGCCAATCGGCCATTGAGTACGGCGGGGTATATTACTGGTGCGGCGTAGACTGCTTTTTGATGTACAACGGTGTTGTAAAAGAGATACCAAACACTTTTAACATGAACTACTTTTTTGATAACCTGAATTATGCTCAGCGTCAAAAAGTGTGGGTGGCTAAAGTTCCTCGTTGGGGTGAAATCTGGTGGTACTACCCTAGGGGTAATTCTGCTGAGTGTAACGACGCTATCATATACAATGTGAGAGAAAACTGCTGGTATGACGCAGGAACCGCACTAGGTGTTCGCCGTTCTGCGGGTTTTTACTCTCAGGTTTTTCATTACCCTATCACCGCAAGCTGGGATGAAAGCGTTGCGACACAGCTGACAAGTCAGTCGCTGACAACAGTGGGCGGTAGCGTGCAAATAAACACGAATACTGTTGACCCTCTTATTTATGTGGGCTTAGTCGTAGCAGGAACAAATATCACGTTGGGCACTACAGTTTCAAGTATAACTTCTTCTGGTTTAGCTACTTTAGGCTCGCTTGTGGGCGGTACCCTGTACCAAACCGGTTCGTATACAAACGTGCCTT